GTGCTTCAGCTTCAGGTTTATCAGGATTAAACATGTTACTAGCAATATCTTTTCTAGCAGCGTCTAATTGTGAGGCAACCTTATCTCTTAAAGCGTCTTTAAAAGCTTCACCAGCTTCTACACTATTACCTTTAGATAGTTGATCTATAAAGTTTTTTGTATTATCGTTTACTTCTTCACTCATTATTCATTTCTCCTATTATATGTCTTGGTCTACGTTTTGAGATGTTGGACTAGCAATTATACCATCATCAATTTCTTTTTTGATTTGGTTATCCATGTCTTCTATTTCTCTCTCGTTTTGTTTTAAGATATTCTTTCTTACATACTCAACGCTAAAGTATTTACCAACATAATCTCTCATCTCGTTTGCTAAGTTTAATCTTTCTCTTAGCATTTCTGTTTGTTTTAACTCAGCAAAATGGCCATCTTGTAAAAAGTCATATTGTAAAATATCTCTTACAGTATACCAATCGTCTTCGTTAATAATACCTTTTAGTATTAATTGTGTTCTTAACAAGTCGTTAAATAATTCAGTAAATTTCTTTCTTAATCTTTGAACAAATTTAGTAAATTTTAACTCATCTCTTGTAATTTCAGAAGCTCTACCTATATTGAAACCTGTTGAAGACTCTAATCTACTAACTGGTACATTCAATGATCTATAAAGTTTACTTCTAAAGTATTCTATATCTGAAATCTCTCCAAGGTTTTGTCCACCTGGTAACGTACTAATATCTGTACCTCTACCACCTTCTCTACTTGGTAACCAAAAGTCTTCTAACATACTCATGTAGTTTCTATCATCTCTAATTTCACCTGTTGAGGCGTCATATACAAGTTTGTTTCTGTATCTTGCCATAACATCACGTAAGTATTGTTCAGCTTTTACTTTTGGTAGATTACCTACATCAATCTTAAATATTCTTCTTTCAGGCGCTCTAGCAATTCTGTAAATTACTGTAGCGTCTTCAATCATTCTCAATTGATTTACAGGCTTGATTGCCTTATGTAAGTAAGATAAAACAATGTTTTTATTTTGGTCAATCATTCCTGATGGACAAAATGCTATTGTATCAGGAGCTATCTTAATACCAGCACCTGAAGTAGAACCAGATACGCCTTTTTCATTAAACACATAGTATTCAACATATTCATCAACAACTGACAAACCATGTGGTACAGGTCCGTCTGGTCTTTTCTTTCTGATCTCTCTAATCTTTTTGATTTTCCGAGGATCAATATACTTTAACTCTGTAATACCTTTTACAGGACTATTTCTGTCTATAATCTTGTGATAGTATATACGGCCATCTACATACCATCTTCTAAAGATGTCGTGGCCTTTTGTGTTAAAGTTAAGAAGTTTTAACACTTCTTTAAATTCGTTTTCTATTTTTCTTCTAACGTCTTTTCCGTAAGGTAAATCTGATATGTTTACTCTTACAGCGTCTTTCAATTCATTAGCCACGATTGCCTCATTAACGATATCCTCTATCGCCATGTCACATTCGGGGTGTAACGCTACTTCTCTATATCTACGTATTAGATCCGCCTCACTCTTTGCCGTACCTTCCATATCAAGGTACTGACCAAAATAACCTCCGGCAGCGATAGTTTGTGTACCATCATCTGCTTGTGTTGTTGTGAAGCTTTGTTTAGGATCAGCCTGTTTACGAGCTCTCGTAATACTAAATCCAAATAATTCAGCCATAATTTAATTTCCTTTGTTTTATCTACTACTACTTATAATAGTTTTAGGAAGGCGCCCCTAAGGGCGCCCTCGTTATATTAGGTAGTCGTATTTGTTTCAAAGTATTGGTACGCAAAAGTAACAGCAAATTCTTCAATCGCCGTTGCTTCGTCATACGTCAACTCAATAGGAGCAATCGTTGTAGGAAATACTCCTCTTAACGTGTACGATTTAATTGTATTACCGTTTCTGTCAAGGTGGTCAACAAAAGCGTCAACTTGGTAGTCAACTGGATTTGTTAAACCCTCATTGTCAGTCATATTGTTTATACCGTTTTGCCATCTTTCAAATGCATTTCTTAATTTGAAATTTGTATCGTTATAAGCTGTAACTGACCAATCGGCAACCGTTCTATCACCAGCTATTTTGATTGATCTACCTCTAAACGGAACGTTTAAAGACGGAACATCCATACCTGGTAAAGTAGTTGCTCTACATAAAAAGGCAAGGTCTTCTATTTCGCCACCAACTTGTGCGTAACCAGGAAAAGGCATTGTTACCTTAAACTGATTGGCTCTAGCGCCACCGCCAGCAAGTTTAGCTTTGAAGTCATTTATATTTGGCATATTTAATTTCTCCTCTTTCTAAAATTACCCAGCGACTTCTTCAAAAGCCACGCCAGTTCTGGTTGCTACAAAAGATAAAGTGATAAAGTTGATACTTCTTGCTGGTTTCACAAAGATTTCAGCAACAAATTCGTTTCTATCAATTACTTCTCCTGTATTGTTAGTTTCATCACAGACTACTAAGAAGTCTGTAATACCTCGTCTACCTTGTATTTCTCTTAAAAATGGCTCAACGATATTTCTAAAGTTCGCTCTTGTAAATTCATCATTGAATTCAAACAATTGAAATTTAGAAGCAGTTGATATTGCCTTTTCTAAAGTAATAAAAAGTCTTCTTACATTGATTCTATCAAACGCTGATGGCGAAGATAATCCAGTTTTGTCACCGAAAAGAACAGTACCTTGACCTGGGAAAGTAGCCACGGGGTTTACTCTCTTAGGATAAAGTTGATCTCTTTGTGCTTTAGTTGGGTTATATGCCAATTTAACAGCACCTCTAATTATACCTCTGTTGAATCCAGCAGGTGAAAAGAAAGGATCTGCTATTAAGTCTGTTCTAGCCGCTAAGCCAGCAACATCACCGTTTAATGGTACATATCTATATACGTCATTGTATCTGTCATAACAGTATTTGTAACCACTGTCAAACATAACGTAAGAAGATGATCTAATGTTATTAAAGAAGTCAATAACATTATTTGTTTGTGTATTTGTGTTAGTAATGTCAACCACATCAGCTCTTTCAGGAGAAGCAAATACTACTGCATCTTTTCTGTTTTCTGCTATTGTGATAAGGTTGTCAATGTGAGTTGAGTCACCTTTACCTGCCATTATTAAACCAACATCTACAGTATCAGCGTCAGCAAATTTATCGTAAGCTGTTTTTAACTGACCAGTTGTAACTGTAGAACCATCAGATCCAGCTGATAAAGATTCTAAAGTTGGTGTGTTAACTGCTGTAAATGTAGTACCTGTACCTGTGCTACCCCAATTAGTACCCGCTGTATTGTGATCCATCCAATAAATGTGATTAGATTTATTTTTAATTACAGTTGGATAATAGTTAGTGTCACCTTGTGGAGTTTTAGCGTCTGAAGCTTTAGACATTTTGCTAAAAGTTTCTAACACTTGTCCTGGTGTACCAGTGATACCACCATCTTCGTCAACAACTACTACATGGATTTCATCACCTGAACCTGATCTATCAGATACATATGCTGAAGTACCAGGAGCGCCGTCAACTTGATCGTAATATCTCCATCTTCTTCTTATGTGTGAATTATCAAGTATAACTCTTTTTAAACCACCAGATCCTCTTGGATGCTGAACGATTGTCAAAGTGTTTGTTGATATTCCTGTTATTCTGTATTCTTCTCCGTCGTCAAAATCTTCCGTTGAAGCACTAGTAGAAAAGTTTAAAATGTCGCCAACATTAAAGTCTGCTCCATCGTCAACTGCTATTGTTGTATCTCCTACTGCTGTGTTAGAAGCCTCGTTTACAAGTGATATTGTGGCACCACTTGTTGTTTGTTCAAAAGCAGCTGCTGAAGGACAAGTAGAAACAAGTAAATTGTTTCCGTGTGCTCCTGCTGTTCTAGCTGCAAATGTGCCTATTACGCCTGAACCATCTTCAAAGTTTGACTCATAGTCATCCAAATTTTTAATTTGAGCTGACGAGCCTGAAGCGTTAGCGTTAGTGCTACCTGTATTGGATGCTCGTACTACTCTTAAAGCGTTAGAGTATTGTAAAAAGTTTGCCGCCGTAAAAAAGTATTCAAACGTATTTGAATCTGGTTTTCCGAAGGTATCTACTAACTCTTGTTCACTAGAAATAGCCACGACCTCATCTAAAGGTCCTTTATTAAATTGACCAGCGACAGCACCGATTGATGTTGATACACCTGGTATAATTCTAGTTAAGTCTTTTTCTTGTACGAGAACACCTGCTGATACTTGAAATGCCATAGGTTTATTCTCCTCTATATTTTTAAATTAGCTAATTGCATTTTTTCGTGTCAAAATTCGTATTATTCATACGCCCATAATCAAAGTTTCATCTTGTAGATATTTATAATAACCATAATTTACATTCCTTTACGAACAACTGGACTCCAAACATCTCCGTATTCATCAACAGTTGTCTGTTCATGTTCATTTATACCATCATCTACAAAGCCAAAAGGTGACATATCTTGCTCAATCAAGTTTTGTTGTTCAGCGTACATCTGCTGTCTGGCATTGGTATTTGTTAATTCTTTGAAATAAGGTTGATTAGATAACCAGCCAAATATGACACAACACATCATTAAATCATCATTTGCTCCATCTTCGGCCTGATAACTTTGACCTCTTTTGGCAAAGGTACTCATCTCCTCTATGATCTTAAAAGAGTTAATTATGACCTTGTCGCTTTCTACAAGTGTCTTTATATTAGCACAACCTATTCTTTTAATCTGTTTGGTCATTCTTACACCTAATGACGTTCCACGACCACTAAACATTGCACCTAAGACTTGTCCAGCACGACCTTTCTGAGTGGTCATTAATATATTATCATACTCTATCTCAAACTGTAATGCCTCAGCAATCTGTTGGCCTATATCATTTACCTCAGTCAATATATGAGCATGATTATAACCTTTGGCAACCTTTTCTATAATGCTAGGAAATATAAACGGTTTGACCTCATTATTTTTATAAATGGCCACAATCTCGTAAGGCATTTTTGTTACATCAAATACAATAAAGGCAGAGTAATCTTTATCAACACCTCTTGCCACGTCAACTGTTACAACATATGTACGACCTTTTACAGGTGGTTTAAATACTTCTACACTGCCAGATGATGTAGTTGGGTTATGATAAGCCATAGTTTTAATTTTAGCAGGACTTATAAGTGTGTTTACAGAACCTAAAAACTCACATTCAAACTCTTGTTGAAACTGCTCAGCACTTGTGTTTCTAATAGTTTGTTCTTTCCATTCTTCATCTCTACCTGGAACTTCCGACCAATGTACTTCTATAGGTATATAATCGTTTCGTTTTTCTTCAGCGTCTGTCCATAATTTGTAAAACTGATTCATACCATAGGGTGTAGATACAATAATCATCTTTGTACTTTGACCTGAGGAGATTGTAGGATATACTGAACTAAAAAATGATTCAGCAATATTTGTAGGTACGAAAGCAAACTCATCTAAAAATATTATGTTATAAGAACCACCTCGAATAGCACTTGAAGATGTAGCAGCCGCCACAATAGTTGATTTGTTTTCTAATTCTATATTACCTTTGTTCCAGTTTATAACACCTTGTTGCATCCACTTAGGTAAATTTTCATAAGCTAATTGTAATCTACTTAATATATCTCTAGCAGTAGAAGATTTATTGGCAAGTAGAGCTATGTTTGAATTAGGATTAAATAAAGCATAATGCATCAAGTAAGAAATAGTTGTTGTTGATTTACCTGACTGCCTTGGTAGTTTACAAATTGTAAATCTGTTATTATGAATAGTGTTTACTATCTTCTTTTGAAAATCATACATCTCAAAAGGTACAAGACCTCTATCTAGTGATACAATTCTCACATATGTTTCCATAAAATATATGGGATCGTTAGCACATTTTTGGTACTCTACAATCTGCTCTTGTGTAAACTCTACTGGTGTGTTTACTTTTTTTAGATTAGGGTTTCCTAAGTAAGCATTATCCATTTAACATTCCTTACAACAATTATCTGTACCACAATTAGGGTGTTCTTCATCAAATTGGCCTTCATGTGGTGTATTATTAGCTAAGTCTTCTAAAAATTTGTCATCTTCCTCATCATTTATTATTATGCCCTCAATATGTGTAAAACCTAATTTCTTGGCAAGTGTAACTCTTTGATTACCTCTAACAACAGAATATTTTTTTTCTTTATAGATTTTATCGCCAGCACCATATCTTACAGTTGGAGAAACTTCGTGTTTATTAATTTCAATAGGGTCTATCATATCAAAAGGTTCAGATAATTTCTGTAAGTAAACTTTATGATCTTCGTAATACTTAATATAAGCTAACTCACTTATTGGAAATATCTGTTTCTTCGGGTGTGATGTTTTTGCTTTCAGTGTTTTCATCTTTTTTTAACATCTTTTGTAAATCAGCTGTTGAACCTACAAATAAAGCATTCTTTATATTTTGAGGTGCTGATTTAGGTAATTCTTTTAAAGTTTTTAATTTTCTATTTAAGTCTTGTAGTTTATCTACAGTGTCGGCAACATTCTTAATTCCTGCTAGCGCCACTTCGTAAGCTCTTGGATGTTGGCCTTCTTTCGCCACTTCTAATATACCTGCTATAGCTTCTTGTCCTTGATCTATTAGATTATAATAGTATTCTCTACTATTCTTATGGTCATTATCAACATCATCTTTTGCTTTTTCTTCCACACGTGCTACAGGTGGTTTAAATTCTTTTTTTTGTTTTTCTTCAGGCGTTTCAATACCTAGTATCTCATTAACCTTGTCTTCTAGTTTGCTCATAATTATTCATCACTGTCAGTTGAAGGATTATATTTTTTACCATCTGTATAACTTTCAATAGTTGTTGTAAATCCAAAATCATCATCAGCGTCAGCTGAAGTAGGATTAGGTGTTATAACAATTCTTTCCTCCCTTGCTTTATTACTTTGGTCTGTATCACTATATAGGTCTGATTGAACTGTCTTAACCACTTTTTGAGTTTGTGCTGGGCCAAATAGATAAGTCTTAGCAGTAAATCCTAATGTATATATTACAGCTCTTCTTGTTGTGTAATCACCACTATAAGAATCTTCATAGTTTACACTATTTAAAACTATAGGCACATCTCTTTTTATATCTAAATCAGGTATGGCTTTTATAGTTACTGTATAATCTGGTTGAAAGTAAGGTAATATTTGTTCTATAATTTGTAGACCAGCCTCAGCAGTTGCCGTAAATACATTTAAACTATAAGATATATTATAGGGCACAGGCATATAATTAAAGTCTAGTATTTTACCCTCAGCACTTGTTTTAACTTTTTTGAATTTTTGTAATCTGTTTAGTTTTCTACCAGCGTCATATTCAATACTAGATATTTCAAAACTCATACGAGGTAAAGTTATGGCAAACTCTCTGTTTTCTAAATCAGGTTGTTGATCTAATCTAGTTAAAAACTTTTCTTTTGGAGCATATGCCAAAGGAACTCTAATAGATTGTATTACACTACCACTTGAGTCTTTTCTTTTAATCTGTATGTTGTTAAACAACTGCCCAAAGGCAATTGTCATTCTTCTCATACTTTCGTTATAAAAATATCCGAACATCTAAAAATCTGCATCCCCAAAAGGGTTCCTCTCTGTAAAGTCTAATATGT